CTCCGTACTGTTCTTGGGTGTCTTTCATCTTCTTTTCAAACTCAAATTTACGCACATCGTTGGCCATTCTCAAGCGATTTAGGTGTGCTAGTGTTAGTCTTGTTTTGCGTAGATCCGACAATTTCATGACGGTATTATCATCGGCCTCAGACTGATAGCCAGGCTTGGCTGGCTCAGGAGATTCAAATAGGTCGGTTACAAACATAGTGTTATTTATGTAATATGGATTACATTACGCCCGGTGGGCTGGCTGGTGCAGCGCCAGCGGCAGGTGCTCCTGCTTCTGCCCCAGTGTCTAGTGCTCCGCCTGCACCCTCTGCGCCTGCTTCAGGTGTAACATTGCCGAGATCGTTGGCAAGTCCGCCAGGAGTAACACCCACGTTACGCAAGTTGGCTTGGCCAGCATCTGCGCTTTCTGCTTTGCCTTTTTCTTCGGCCCACATCATTTCGTTTTCGCTCATTTCCATCTCGCTTAGGCCCAAATAGCGCTTCATCAAGAAACGTTTACTTAGATAAGGATACTGTTCAAGCTGTGTAAATGTGGCAATTTTAGCGCTATCAATATCGGCTTGGCGATACTGTGCAAAGTTTTGTGGTTCGTTAAAGTGCAGTTCAAAGATTTGACCGTCAATGTTGATGCCTCTCCAGCGCATAAACATCTTGAATTCATTGTCCAGCTTGTCAATAACCATGCTTTGTAGACGTTTACAGTACTGGTTAAAGCGCCACTCTTGAATAAGAGCTGTGCCTACTTTACCGTCACTCATGGTTTGTGTTCCGTCGTCAATACCTGTTGGCAAGTAACTGGCAGGGATGCGTAGTCCACGGAATAGCTTGTTAGTAAAGAACTTCAAGTCTGTGATCTCACCTAAGTTCTGTCCACCGGGCAATACTTCTACACTAGAGCCACGTCCGTCGGCTGTTTGTGGGAAAAAGTAATCTTCGTTGGTTTGCAATGGATTGTATGTGGCATCCATCATGTTGACGCCGCCCTGTGTTTGTGTGGGAATACGGCGTTGACTGATCTCGTTCTTTACACGATCTACGAAGGCCATGGCCATGTGTGTTGGCATGTTGCCCACATCAATCTTGAACATACGGCGTTCTGGAGCACGTTGCACACGATAGATAATGATTGAGTCTTCTAGTAGTTCTTTTTGTTTGAATACTTTGAAAACGTTTTCCAACACTGAGTTACCAAACGGCCAAAAAATGTCAAGTCCTTCAGTCAAGCTCAAGTGTACCACGTGTTCTGCGTTGATAACTGCTTCGTTTTGTGCGTGACTGAATCTTGATCCACCACTATACGGGCTGCGTGGTTGCACATAAGCACCCGACGGACCGCCAACTTGTGGATGGTTAGTAAACGTATCTGACGTGCTGACTGCGGTTACAGTCATGTTTTGGAAATTGGGGTTAATGTCTTTGATAACATACTGCTCGGGCTTTTTGCCATCGCTTTCGTTAACAATAACTTTGGTAACTTTTGACATTTCAACCCAGAACAGCTTGAATGTTTCTGGATCACGTATAAACACTTGATCGCCGTATTTGATGGAGTTACGGAAGATTTTGAAAATACGTTTGTTAAATTCGTTCAGTGTGATCCACTGTTGTAGCTGCTCTTTGATAATCTTGACTTCGTTGTCGGTGGGCTTTTCGTGAAAGTGTATGTCAAATGCACTGAGGTTTTCATCGTTCTTCTGTGTTGAGAATTCAGCTAAAATGTCCAGTGCAGCATTAACTTCACTGTCCATGTCCATTTGTTCGTACTGATTATAACGCTCAATACGGTTTGGGTGCCCAATGTACACCTCAGGTAGTGTGCTGGCTGTGGCACGATACGCTGGGTTTACTGCCTGGGCAGTGCTGCCCATTGGACTAGTCTGTCCTTGTAGATTACCGGTTTTGAAGTACTTTTTCCAAGATCCTCCTGTTGGGCCCTGAGTTTTAGTTGGCATTTAATGATTCCCTAATTGCTTTATTTCTTGCTTTAAGTGTAGCCGATATCTTTGCAGCTCTAACTGGATCGTACGGTCTTCCTAAATTAGCTTGTCTTATTTTTTCAGCATGTTCAGCAGTTTTAGGTTTACTGTAGTTTTTCTTATGTTCTTCAGTTCTAACTTTGCCTAGATTTCCTTGTCGTATTTTTTCAATTGATTCCAGAGAATGTTTCCATCCAGCATAACATGCCCATTGATTTATTTTAATATTTTCTAATATCCCACCATCAACTTTTCTACCATATTTTAAGATTAAATCTTTTTCTAAATTTTTAGCAGCTTCGTTGGTTAAATTATTTTCAATGATTACTCTACGTTCTTTTGGCGGTAGATCAACACCATGCTTAACATTAATTCTATTTCCAGTTCCCTTACCAATATAATAAGGAGTACCTTCTTCAGTTAAGTATTGATAGACATAAAATCTATTATCGGCCATTATATATTCCTACTGTGCAATATTTACCACACGTTATGCAACTGCGTTGTGAATCTTCTTGTTGAGGTCCACACTGGCACGTAGGTAATCATTGGTTTGTTTTTGTTCTTTCAACATGTCCTGCATGAGTTTGGCTGTGTTAGTTTCTCCTCCGCTGGTACTGCCACCAGTTTTGTTTCCGCTGCCAAACATGTGATCTAGTACACCAACTGCTGCCATCTTGGCTAGATCTGCTGCTGTAGGCAAGCTCTCATTGATCTTTTTCATTGCCCCAGCTACTGCCATCAACCGATTGGGATCCAACTGCTCAAATTTTTGTACGCCTGCTACCACAGCATCAAACCCGCCTGCACCACTTACTAGTCCCGCTAATGCTCCTCCAACACCAAACGGCAACATGGCTATACCAACAGCAGCTATGCCCGGAGCAATGGCCAGCAACTGCAAAGGGTTGACTTCAGTTGCCATTTTGATCAGGCTATCAGCTAGAGTACCTAGAACTGCACTGGCTGCTTTGCCCATTGCTTCAATAGCAGGTGCAGCATATTCTAGCGCTTTGCCCAGTCCCATTGCTGTTAGTGTAAATGCTGCCATACCTGCCAGTGTTGCAGAATTTGCCAACAAAGCGAATCCTTCAGCAAGGCCTTTTAGTCCCCCGCCAATGCCGCCGCCGGCGCCTCCGCCCACAGCTCCTCCAACTTTTTCCAGTGCCCCACCAGCTCCGCCTAGAGTTTTTTCAAGTACTGATCCACCTACACTAGCCGCACCTTTGGCTGCTACTGCGGTTCCTGCAAGGGCACCAAACCCTGCTACAATTGCCTGTACTATCATTCCAGTCCATCCACTCATTGCACTGGCTAACCAAGATCCTCCGCCAGCAGCAACACCCACAGCACCTTTGATCTGGTTAATTGTGGTAATCAACGCATCTTTAAAAGCTGGCAAGTGATCACTTGCAATTTTTTGCATCTGTTTGGCCATGTCTTGCTGTGCAGACATTAGATCAGCGGCAGTATCTTTACCTTCTTTACCAGCTTTTTGCTGTTTTGCAATCTTGTCTTTTTCTTCTTGAACGTTGGCACTGCCCATCTTGCCGTATTCTTTCATGGCCTTGGTAGCCATTTCGTCCAGTCCTGAATACCCGTGCTGTGCCGCAGTGGCCAATGCACCTTGATTGGCCAACTGTGATTCAATTTGATCTCCGTATTTTTTACGCAGATTCATTTCAGCTTCGGCATCCAGTTTGCCTTGTTGGGCCAATCTGAATTCTTCTTCGTGCATGGCCTTAAGTGCAGGGCTTGCCTGTTCTAGTATGGCCACGTTTTTATCTGTAACTGCACCGCCGTGAGCTATACGATCTTGTATGGCTTTGGCACTGTCTTCAGTCATTGCACCTAATGCTTTATTAAACTTGTCACGTGCAATAGGATCCATCTTGGCCAGTTCTTGTTGCATTTTGAAATTGTTTGATCTGGCTTCGGCTTCTTGTTGCTGTTCCTTTGCGCTCTTGCCTGTCAAGTCTGCTACTAGTTTAAGATCACGTGCATACTGTTCTGTCAATGCTGCAACTTGTTCGTCGCTGGCCTGTAGCTTACCTGCAGGCCCAGCCAAGCGTGCCATGGTAGCTGCATAAGCATCAGCCTGTTCTTCCATGGTCATGCCCAGAGCAAACATACCGTTACGTGCAGCATCACCACCAGCTTTCATGGCCGCTGCCATTTTTTTGCTGCCTTCTGCAACGCCTAGACCTGACTTGGTAAAGTTTTCAGTATTGGCTGCAACTGATTTGCTAAACTGTTCTACAGTCATACCGGCACCAAGTGCAGTGGCAGTCATGGCCTCTAGCCCGCCACTATAGACTGCACCCACAGACGACATTTGTCGGAAACCATCAATCATCTTGTTGGTTTCTTTCAGCATAAAGTCAATGCCAGCTTTGGTTAATTCTTGTATAGCACCAACTAGTCCGCCCAGCGCCTGCCCAGCAGCAGCCATGTAACGACCATTGTTGTTGCCTTCTTTGGCCATTTGATTACCAATTCGTATCATGGCATCAGTGCCAACTTTGAATCCTGCGCCCATCGTATCGATGTTGCTTTTCATAAAGCTGGCGGCTGTGGCCATGGCATCTCCGCTGGCCATAGCGCTGGTAGCTGCACCCATAAAGCTCTTGACTAGCCCGCCAACTATAACTCCACTAAACTTGGCGGCAGAAGATTCCATAACTTCCGTAGAAGTTTCCAACTCATCTGTCCAGAGTCCCAATGCTTTTGCTACTTCTTTATCGCGCTTTTCTTGTTCTTTGCTCCGCTTCATGTCTTTTTCATGCTGGGCGGCTTTTTCGCGATCAATTTCGTCGGCCATGTTAGTCCTATAAATATGTTAGTATATCAAGTATTTATAGGAAAAAACATGACACAATTTGCTCCACAAGCAATACCCAACCAAATTGCCGGAAATAACCCGTTAGCCAAACATTTTAGGCAACCTGCTATTTTTACACGCCTGATCAGCGGTGGCAAGTACTGGCCTGATGGCGCATTGGATTTACCAGTAACTGGCAAGATTCCCGTGTATCCTATGACCACACGAGATGAGATCACACTGAAAACTCCTGATGCCCTAATTGATGGAACCAGTGTTGTTAATGTGATACAGAGCTGCTGCCCAAATATCAAAAATGCCTGGGAAATGCCCAGTGTTGATGTTGATGCTATCTTGATTGCTGTGCGTATCGCCAGCTATGGTGGATCGATGGGTATTGAATCAGTTTGTCCTCACTGCAAGAATGAACACGAATATGATATCAACTTGAGCAGTATACTTGACACCATACCAATGCCCGACTACGACACTGAGCTGCGTATCAATCAAGAAATTTCAATTAAACTGAAACCCATGAATTACTTGCAGGTAAGTCGTGCAGGCACTGCTGCATTTGAAGAACAACGTTATATACAGTCGTTGAGCACATCAGATGCCACCGATGAGCAAAAGAAAGAGCAGTACGGTCTACATTTGGAAAAACTGGTTGATCTCAGTATCAAGAACATTGTCTACTGTACAGAAGCTGTTATTTTAAACAGTACAGAACGTGTGACTGATCCCAAGTACATCTCTGAATACTATGCAAATGCTGAAACTAGCGTACTAAAGAAACTGCAAGATCGTATCAAAGAATATGCAGATATCACTGCGCTCAAACCCATGACTGTGCAATGTACTGCTTGCCAAGCAAACTTTTCATTGAGCATTCAATTTGACTATGCAAGTTTTTTCGGCAAAGGCTTTTGACTCTAGACAACTCTGAGATTGTTGAATACATTGGTAAGTTCGACAAAGAGACAAAAGCCCTCAAAGAAGAAGCACTCAGATTTTGTTGGTACATGCGCGGAGGACTCAGCTATGATGACGCATTCATGCTGAGTGCAAATGAACGTGATATCATAGGCAAAATAGTCAAAGAGAACTTAGAGACAACCAAGAAGTCAGGTCTTCCCTTCTTTTGAATATATGTCATTCTTTTAAGATGTACTACGTACATCTGTTATTTCGCTTGCGCTCATAACTGTATTTTCTGTAACTAGAGCGAAGCGACTTGAGCGAAGCGATATATACTGTTCATCCAGATCTATCAGTCACACTTTGCCCGCACAGGGCAAAAATGAATAGTTCGCTTCATCCGAGTCGACACCAGTCACCGGCGTTAGAGCAATTACAGAGGCGGTTGTCCGGTACCTCGAGCTCAGTTCTTATCACAACGGCAATTAATACTGTATACGCCAGCATACTGTATTAACCTGCTACATCACTGTAGCGTCTTTTCAGCCATAAAAATCGTCTTCAAATAGCAAAACTGGGGCATTTAACCAGTCGTCGTCCTGTCAAGGATAGTTGCTAAGTGCTCTGTACGGCGCAGAGGCTTCCGTCCCCCTTTTTATCAGGTTGTCGCTAGACACACGTTTTAAGACCTGTGTGAGTCGTTATCCGTTTAATTTGTTTATAATGTGGGAGCCATGAACACGAACACTAATTTGTCCGTTATAATAATCTGTTGATTCTAATACTCTATGTGTAAATTGTTCTCTAGCCTCAATGTAACTACATTCTGCTTTTGATTTGCAATAGTAAAGTATTTCTCTGGTAAAGTTTTCGGTGCCATGAGTTTGAACGTCTCGGTTTAGTTGATCGTTTGAGCCATAATAGGTAAGCCAATCGCTGTCCACTTTGCTGCGGATCTTTTGCTTTTTCTTTGTACCGTTCTTGAGTTTTACTGTTTTATAAGAAGTTTTTGCGAATTTCGCTAGTTTTTTGCCTATGTACTTTTTGCCAGATAGATTATTTGTAATGAGGTATACGAAGCCCACACAGTCTTCGGGTAGAGTTTCTACAGGGGTTCCTTGATAGTACCAGGTCATTACACATATAGTTATGACTCACCATTCGGTAGCGTATTTTTCAGTAACCACACTGCTTGAACATTTAGTTTGACATTCCTGCCAACGAAACGTTTGAAACTCACCTGTCCAAAATTCATGGGCCAGTGCTTGTTCTAGTGTTGTATGATTTAAGTTAAATTGTTCTGCCAGTGTTTGCCATTCGTTATTGTGATTATATCTATTTGCGACCCAACAGCAGGGAAATAATCTTCCCCGTGCATCAATGTATAGCCCCTTGTTACCAATAGCGCAAAGGGGTGTAATTTCAGCGGAGCCGCTAATTTTATTATAAAGTTGCTGGTTTGTAAAATTTATAGGTTGCCATGATGAATAATCTGTAGCGATGCGTTCAAATCTATGTGTAGAGCTAATTAAATCTCTACTGGGCTCTAGCGCATCGTTTGTGCCATAAGAATCGTATATTGAGCCAAATTTTGTGCTCTTTGTCAGTTGAAATCTATCAACGCCCAACTGTTTTGCAAATCGTTGCATAAAATCCAAACGATGTTCGTTAAATTTAAATGCAATAGCTGCCCAAACAATCTTACAGCGACTGATAGCTCGTAGGGTTTTTAACCCAGCAATGATGCTGTCCCAGTCGCTGTTGACACGATAGATGTTATTACTGTAATTATCGTAGCCGTCGATACTAAAATGTACGCTGTCAATTTCAGTTAAGGTTTTGCCCAGTTCAAGCCACCAAGTGATCTTTTTGTGTGATCCATTGGTAACTATCACAATCTCAACGGGCTTGATGCTTTTGACGTACTCAATGACAGGGATCAGATCGTGTGCATATATGGGGTCTCCGTCGTCGCCGCAGAATGTGATCTTTTCCACATTCGCTTGTATAAACTCGGGAGTAAAGTTGCGTTTGAAAAATGCCAAGTCTAGCTCGGTGTTTACCAGTGTGTCGGGTACTTCTTGTCGAGCACAGCGAGGGCAGCGCAAGGTACACTTGCTTGAAATCTCAATATGAAAATGCCAAGTTGCTAACATAAATTTACCTCACGTTGCCATTGACTGTTAAAACTGTTAACGGTACCTGAACAGGTAGCTTTGCAAACTGGATGCGGATTTGTACTCCATGTAAGTTTAACCTGTTCCATAGTGACAAAATTAGACAACCTATGTCCTTGCCAGCAGCAGGGATGAACATGTGCCCGTGCGTCTATATAAACACTAGATTCTTCAAGTGCCTGACAAACTATATTGCCTTGTGTTTTGATAGGATTTTGCCATCCAACAGGAAATTCTAGCCCATCGATATATGGTCTCTTACTGACCTTGGCTCTAAACCATTTGAATCCCATCTGTTTAGCCAATGCTTCACAAGCATCAACTTGGTGTTGATTGTGTCGATAGACCAGCATATCCCAGTGTGCGTTACCACCAGCATCAATAAAACTTTTGGCATTGGTCATTAGCTTGTGCCAATCTACGTTTTTACGATATATGTGATTTGTATCTTCTAGGCCGTCGATGCTGAATACTACAAAATCTTTGGGCTTGTTTAAGATATTTGCTACCTCAACCCACCAATTGGGTTTACGTAGTGCGCCATTGGTATTCATACCCAACGTTATATTAGGATTTATTTTTCTAAACTGTCTATAGATGTTGAGTGTGTGTTGCCCAGCAGCTGGGTCTCCATAATTACCACACATAAACATTTTATCTAGTCCAGCTATAGCATCAACCCCTACTGCTTGAATAACATCAAACATTGACAAATGATGCTGTACTGATTTATCAAATTCAGTGCTGGTTTCGCGGGCACAGAGAGGACAGGCCGCTTGGCAAACGTCTGTTGGCTCTAGGTGCAAAATTTTAATCATACAATTTCTAAATCTGTATCGTAGCTGGTATAGCCGTTTTCTTTGACTACTTTGAGTGTATTATTAACACGCCCTGCTAGTTCGTCCTTGTGACTCACAAGCCAAATGCTCTTGTTTTGATCTCTACTCATCTTTTTAAGAATAGCAAGGCTGTTTTCAACACCCGAACTATCCATACCGCTGTCAACCAGCTCGTCGATAAACAACAAGTTGATGGGTTGATATAGACTTTCCCATACATCGCGGAATGCCCAGCTCAATGATAGAATCAATCTGTTACGTTCACCACGACTCAAGTTGTCAAAGTCCAAGTCACGTCCTAGTTCTGTAATGCTCACAGTCAAGTCGTTGTTGAATTTTACAGTATGCGGGAGACCAATGCGATCTAAATATTGTCCTAACCTAGCATTCAAGTAGCTCAAGTTCTGATCAATGATACGTTTACGAATAAAGCTATCCTTGTTAGTCAACAGTTTGTGCAAGAAGTCTTGGTGTGTGCGTAGTTCATCTAGCTGGTTCATAACATCAAAGTCAATTTCTTCTAAGGCCTGTTCCTGCATCTCACGGATCTGATCCACATAAGGATCTTGCTCGTTTTGTTTGGCTGTAAGCTGTGCAAGTAAGCTGCCCATACTTGAACGATGTTCAAACGCATCTGCTTCGTTATCATAAAACACCTTTGGCATCACACCCAATTCACCTAGTTCAGCCAGTGCGTCCTGATGTTCCATTAACTGTGTGTTGGTTGCCAGTGCTTGTAGAGCTGCTTCTCGTAGTGCCGCTCGTTTGTCTTCTAGCAACTGTTCTTGTTTGTCGTCGTGAAACCCTTGCCCACAACTGTGGCAAGTATGATTCTCTAATGCTGCAATGTCACTCTTGAGTTTTTCAATATCTTTTTGCTCACGCCGTTCGTCCAGCTCACAACGCTTGATCCAGCCGTTGAGATCATTAATGGCCTTGCGCTTGACATTATAGTCAGCTAGTGCCTTGTGTGCAGATAGTTCAGCTTCGATGTTGAGTTTAGCAAGTTCATCATAAGCTGCCTGCAACGCCGCAACATCGTTTGTCTTTTTGCTGTTCCATAAATTCTGGCGTCGTAAGAGTGCATCAATTTGATCCTGTATACGTTTGTTGGCATCGCCTACTGCTTTGATACGGAATTCTTCGGCAGTGATGGCATCTTTGGTGGCTTTGGCTAGTTCTTTGAGTCGTTCGGCTTTTTCACTTAGTAGTGTAATGCCCAGCAACTGTTCAATCATGAGTCGTTGATCGTTGCTTTTTAAACTAAGGAACGGCTCCGTATAGGTGTTGAGTGCCACGATGTGCTTGAACATCTCGTGGCTCATACCCAACATGCGTTCAATGTCGGCCTGTGTTTCGCGACTGTCGCCCTGACTCTCGTCTGTGATCTCACGTTCGGTATCATCAATGAAGAACCGCATGACATTGGGCTTGCGTCCGCGTTCAATGCGATAGTTTATGCCGTTTACTTCAAAATCAACAGTGACCATCATGCCTTTGCCGTTGGTCTTGTTGATCAAGTTGTCCTTCTTGATGTTTGTGAGCGCCTGCCCATACATGCCATAGCTGAGTGCATTGATGATAGTGGTCTTGCCTGTGCCGTTACGTGCGCCGCTGTCATCGCCGCCCAAGTCCAGGTTTTCACCTAGTACCAGAGTCAGGTCATTGCGATCAAAGTTTACGGCCTGTGTAGCATTACCCACACTCATAAAGTTTTTAACTGTTAGGTCTTTTATTTTAAACATAAATTATCGGCTGCATTGATGTATACATACAGCTCTGGGAGTATCCTGTAATTCTTTTGCTATATCAGGCAAATTGTTGTAGTCGTCGAAACATAACTCAGTATTGAAAAAACAACAGCTACTGATCTTTCCGTTAGCATTCAAGTATACACTAGGTTGAGCTAGATGTCGACAGTAATCGACTTTTATATCTCGACGAACTTTTTCATATTTGTTCATCGCAGCATTACTCTGCCAAGACTGTATATCTAATTCAACACCTGTTTGATAGTGCTTGAAAGGAAATTCTTTACGTACATCTCGTATGAATTCAAAACGCTTGAATCCCAACTGTTGGCTCAAACGTATACAGTCTTTGATTTGATGTTCGTTATGCTTCCACGGAATAAACTGCCATACCGCAGTACCGCCCGCTGACATAAAAGTTTTTGCGTTATCAATTATGGTATTAAAATCAGTGCCTTGGCGATATATGCTGTGTGTATCAGCAAGCCCATCTAAACAAAACCAAACTTCATGTTTGTGCTCTTTTAATATATTGGCATATTGAGTCCACCAAACGGCATTTCGTAAACTACCGTTAGTTCTTACAATAATCTTTTCAGCATACTGTTTGGCAATTTCTGTCAACGACTTGATATTATAAGCAGCGATGGCATCTCCATAAGTGCCACAAAAATCAATTACTTCAAGATTGGGCATGAGTTTGACATATTGTTCAAATACACTTTCATCCAGATCTTCTAGTACCAATGCAGGATTTAGGCCGTAGCCGCCTTGACTGCGATAACAGCCCGGGCACCAGGCATTGCATTTGGTTGTGGCTTCTACTTGTAACCATTTGATGTTTGTTATCATTGATTTCTATAATATCTTTTTAACTGATTAAACATCCATCTTCCAATGACTTAGATTTTTCTTTACAGAGTCTTGAAAAGTATCTATGAAATTATTTAATAGCATAATATACTTGGGGTCAAATGTTAGATTTTTTTGATAATTGGTAACGTTGACATAATTTTCAGATATGGCAATGGTATCTATCTCCAAGTAGTCTGTAATTTGATTCATTGTGTACTGCGGTGAATTTTTTATATCGTCGTAGTATAGAATCAGTATATCTGCTGGTAATCTTTTTATTATGTTTGCATAATCAAAAAATTGAATAAAAGAATCTAAAAAATTATCTGAATCCCAGTTGTGTAGCTGCCAAAAATTATACAGGCTGTTGGCGTAGGTATAAGGATTTCTAAATATGATACTTTTGTGTGTGGCCCTACTGGATATTTGGTTGATCTGATTACTATCTAATCTCCAAGAACTGACATTAAAGTTTAAACTGAACTGGCTGTTTTCAAAATATTTGTTGTAAGACTCAAGATTTCTGGCTATGTGCAAGCCTGGCTCTTTTATACCTTGATAGTCAATGGCAGGCGAAGTCATTAAATTATTGTACAGCCAAGACGATGCCGTCTTGGCAGTTCCAAAATTAATAAAATGCTTGGTCGAGGTATTCATGTATTGGGTGGGAAAATGAAAATATCAACTCGCCTGTAAAGAAAAGAATGTGATTGTCAACTACTGAATAATCAACTGTGATATTTTTTAAATTTGCAAACTCTATATAGTGCTCAGAATATATATTTTGACCTCGGGCAATCTTATTGCCGCACAATTCCCAAAAGTCATCAAACACAATCTTATTTACTACAACAGGCTGTTCTGTTATGCGTGGATTGTCGGACCGCAACCTCAATTTGAAAATTTTATCAAATTCAGGATCATATGAAATTCTAATAGAATCTGTATCTTTGCTGATATTAAATACTTGATTTTCAAATATTACTTCAAAGTCGACTCCAGCTGAAAAATACAAATCTAAATTCATTAGAGATTTCTGTAGATGTCTAGCAGTAAATTCTTGTTAAATTTACCATTTTCTAGTGTAGTAAGTTGACCAGTAACAATTTGGTCCACACTTTCAAATTCAATATTGCCCTGTATTTCGTATTCAGTCAAGTCAGTGACCTTGGCTGGAATCAAGGTGAGCTCACGTAGATTGTACTGGCCCACAAAGGTTTCTTTGATAAAACTGGCTTCTTCGTAGCTGATGTCAATGTCCAAATTTACACGAATGTGCATGTTGGGTTGTAACATGACTTCGGTGTTCTTTAGCACATCGCTCAATTGGAACACGCGATAGCGCGGTTGATCAGGCCAAGCATGGTACACTGGATCCTGGCCCCATTCTAGTATAGTAAGGCCACGTTCATCATCGCCGGCATCGGCATAGTTGTGGGGGAAAGCATTGCCGATGTAGGTCACATTGTTTTTGGTCTGACGCTTATGGAAGTGCCCGGTAAACACATGTCCAAAATGACCAAAGTCTTCTCGCCGCACCTCGCCATGATCGGGCATAGCCACCATGGCATTCATCAAATAGCCCGGGAGCTCCAAGTGACCAAAGATGTATTGTCCCTTGAGCTTGGATAGTCGCTTGTGGTCGTCTCCGACGAGCCAAGGAGCAATAACCACATCATCAGCAACAAACCAATCGTTAACAATTTGAATGTTCGGGAGGTGACGAGCCCATTCAACTGATTGGATATCACGTTTATCGCGATAATAAAGATCATGATTGCCAGGAATGAAGTAAACGCGATCAAAATTATCATTTAGATGTTCCAGTGCCCGTAAACTGTAGTTGAGTGTGACGATATTGATGCTGGCACGGTTGTTGTGCCAGTCACCGAGAAACATAGCCGTTTCACAGCCTTCTGCCTTGGCCTTAGCAGTGGCCCACTTGACAAAATTCAAACAGTCTTCGTTGTGCTGTTGACTGTTTGATTTGAGTCCAAAATGGATATCAGTAAAGATTGCTGCTTTTTTAAATAAGTTACTCATCTACACAGTATAGCAAACTGCCATGCCCTAGAGCAATGGTCAATTTGCTCAGTCATCGTGGCCGCCATCTACACTCACATAACCGCCGCCAATGCCTTGTCGTGTGTAGCTGGGATTCAAACCATTCATTTCCAAAATGTCATCTCGAATGTTTTGATTACGCTTTTCAGTGTTCAGTACTCGAGTAAAACTATTGGTAACTGCCGCAGTGTAGTAGGCAAATGGGTTTTGACTTTTGGATTCGTCAAACTGTAGCCCAATCTGTACTAATTGTAGCAGAGCTTGACTACGCATTTCGTCATTGTAGGTGTAGCCACGCCAGTTGCTACGTGTAGCATAGCGTTCGCACAGTTTCATATACATGTTGGCCAAGGTCCTGGTGATGCTGCCATGATCTCGAGTGTAGGCTCCGGTTGCCAAATCACCTCGCCAGTGGCTCTTGCCCACACAGTAAGGATTGCCTTCTTCGTCCAGTTTGTAGTGCTGGAATGGTGGAAAATTGACCTTGACATACTTGTTATGTGCAGTATCTTCTTCATCAAAATCTGTGATTAATGGATCAGCTTCATCTTCAATTTCCAAAGCAGCCATACGGGCCTTGCGAGTTTTAGCATCATCAATGGGTATATGTTCCCAGGTCATCACACGAAAAATCACATCCGAGTCTTTGACATCTTTGAGTTTGACTTCAAATTCGTCCAATTTACGTTTAACGCCATCGGTAGCAGCCGCTTCATGTGCCAGTTTGGCCAAGCGTTCTGCACGTAAACGTCTACCTTCTAGGGTGTTCTTTTTGTTTAATTTGCTGATGTCGGGCAAGATAATGTCGTAATCTGCATATTCGGGTCGTGCATACGTGCAGTATGTGGTCTTGCTCTTGTGGATTTCTTTTAAGATATCCTTGTTGTTGAGGTAATTGTGCTTAATTTTGCATCTCCTGGTAACTCGAACAATAATAACAAAGTTTGCAGAATTTGTCAACCTTTTTATAATATTAGTACTTTATTATAGATAATAAATACTACAAACGGACAAATACTTATGCCACTTTTACCATCAGCAGGCGGATATAATCCATCTCCCAACAACGGCGGAGTGACTGGTAGCCCCCAAGGCGGCGGTGGCGGTATCACCGACACACTACTGAACCTAGTAGATCCCGCAGGAATACGAAACAAAATTTCAGGACTGCTACCAGGTGGAGTGACATCATTGTTTAATAAAAGTGCCCCTCCAGGCATCAACATCACGGACAGCAGCGGGCAATCAAATCCCTCTAACCCAATTGGTAAAGATTGGCGTGTGCGTGTGGGACTATTTGATTGGTCACCGTTTGCTAACAACAAGATGTTTGCACCCCTGTTAACCAAGACCAACGGTGTAGTATTCCCCTATACTCCCAGCATTAGTGTGACTCACAATGCTCGCTACGCAGAACAAGCATTGACACACAGCAACTATAAGAACTATTTCTATGAAGGCAGCGATGTTGCAGCCATTACTGTCAGTGGCGATTTTACCGTACAAAATCACGATGACGCCATTTACCTGTTGTCAACCATCTACTTCTTTAGAACCTGTACAAAAATGTTCTTTGGCGATGATGCACTGGCCGGTAACCCACCGCCCATTGTGTCTTTAAACGGCTATGGTGATTTTTACTTCCCCAACGTTCCTTGTATTTTGACTAGTTTTCAACATACCATGCCCTCTGACGTTGACTACGTGGAATTTTATTACACGGGCGAATCCCCAAGTCAAGATCTGGGCGGCGGTGTGATTTCTACAGCAAGCCAACAGTTGGCTCGATTACCAACTACTAGCCAAATATCTATTACACTACAACCAGTCTACAGTAGAAAAAATGTACACGACAAAATGACATTGACAGAATTTAGCCAAGGGCACCTGTTGGGCAAAGGATTTATATGACCGCCAGCTACTCCAAGACTAGTCCTTACTTTACCACAAATACTTTTGGTAATGGTAAGTTTCTTGACATCATGGTCAATCGCCCAATTAGCCAACAAGCTGACGATGTCAGTTATGCCATTGACAAAATTTATGAATATCGCCCTGACCTATTGGCCTATGACCTTTATGGCGACAGTAGTCTGTGGTGGGTATTTCGTAGCCGTAACCCTAATGTAATTGACGATCCTGTGTTTGATTTTCGTGCAGGTGTGGCCATAATGATACCTAAGAAAACAACACTTCAATCCAACTTGGGACTCTAACAAATGGCAGATACACCGAGCGTTGCTCAAGCACAAGATCAAGTAAATTCTGCACAGGATGCTTTAACCAAAGCCAACCAGGATGTATCTTATCGCACCACGGTATTCAATTCTCTAGATTCAGACTTGCATATCGCTGCTGATAAAGCAGCTGGAAAAACTGCGGATAGCCCGGAAGCCAAGTATTATAATGGTTTGCAAGCGCAATGGCAAACTGCGTCTAATAATCTAAGTGCTGCACAGGCAAATGCTATTACGGCTTCTAATAATCTTACTGCCGCACAACAAAATTTAACTACTGCTCAACAAACCGCATCAGCAGCATCAAGTCAAACGGCCGGCGATGCTGCTACTACCAATACTGATCCAGCTACACAGAACACTGGCACAGACAGCGGCGATCGCAATGATCCAGTAACAGGCGACGAAGAAGCCAACCAAACAGACAACAATGATGACAGCACCAGTCCAGTACCAGCAGTGGGCACAAATCTATTTGCTCAGTATGTACCAAGTTCGTCAGATGTCAGTAATGTACCTACTCCTTTGGTGCTCGGAGCACCTGCTCCAACAGTGCCAGGACAACGTGTAGGTGGCCCAACTGATCCAAACGAAAATATCTTAGACAGTTATGCAAGTTACACATATGGATTGACTCTACATGTATTGACCAAAGACGACTACAACACACTGGTTCAAACCCCAACGGACTTTACTCCTACCAAAACTTTGATCAGTAGTGCTTCTCGTTATCAAAACAGCCGCGATCCTGAGTTTAATGTTGACTTCTATTTTGATGACTTCAAGTTAGAAACTGTAATTGGCCAAAATGCCACCAATCGCGGCACCAATGCCATTACCATGAGTTTTACTATCATTGAGCCATATGGCATGACCTTGTTGGATCGTATCATCAATGTCAACAACACAGGACTAAATGGCAAAAACTATCTTGACATGCCCTATCTGTTGGAACTGAATTTCTTTGGTGCCGACGATTCAGGACAACTGTCTGAGATATCAGCGCATACCAAGTGGTTCCCTATTAAGTTTATCAGTTTCAAAATCAAAGCCAGCACCAAAGGGTCTGAATATGCAATCGAAGCAATACCTTTCAATCACGTGGCCAACCTTGACAGTATACAGAGCCTTAAAACCCGTATGGAAATTACTGCTAAAACTGTGGCAGAATATTTTGCTTACGAGCTTGATGCAGACTCGGCAGCATCGGTTAAGGATGCTGACAACGATGATACTAAACGACAAGAAAAAATAAAAGCAGCAGCAGAAGATACCAAAGCACGTCAAGAAGCAGCCAACAAGGCCGCCGCAGATTATAATCGACAACAAGAAGAACAGCCATTTGACCCAGAAGGTACAGGCAGTCAAAACTACGGCGATCAAGCAGTACGTAAACCTGAAAAAGTAAAACCCACTGATCCAGGAGTGTCTGACAAGCCAATATCAATTAAAACTAAAAGTTTTGCAGCAGCCTACAATGCCTGGAATCAAGTTGAGGTCAAACGCGGAACATTTGAAGTTGCTGATGAAATAAATTTTGTGTTTGTAGACCACGACATTGAAAATTCTTCAATTGTTGACCCCAAGAAAAACTCGTCTCGCAAGGTTGGAGAAACTGATGCAGCAACCAATGCCAAATCCACCGGGGACAACAAAGATGCGGCTCCTGCTACCACAGCAGACTTTCAAACCACAGTACGCAGCCTTGATGCAGGCACATCAATCAACGACATTGTCAATTTGGCTTTGACTAACAGCAAATGGTGGCAAGATCAAACAGTTGATTCTGCAACACAAAATGCGTCATCTAACAACTCGTCAAGCAATCAGCCATCATCATCTTCTGACAATACTCCGCTGAGAATGTGGAAGATAGTGCCCAGCGTGATCTTGAAAGACTTTGACCACAAACGTAACGAGTGGGGTAAAATCATTACTTTTTATGTAAACAGCTATGATGTTCATCAGCAAGATGATGATCGCATGAAAAAAGCTGCACCGCCCAATCCAGTAAAAATCTACAACTATACCTATACTGGGCACAACAAATCTATCCTGAGTTTTGAGCTTGACTTCAATACCTTGTACTATAACCAGATCAATGCTGACCGTGGTAACGGATCAGCAGCAACTGGTCCATCGCAGGATAGCGACGAAAAAAACAACAACGATAAAACCAGCTACGACAATGACAAAGGTAGAATAGATCAAACAATCAAAAAAGGCAATTCAGGCACAGCACAGACCACAGCTGGTGGTTCTATCAATTCCAGTAAGGCACAAAATGCTGCTAGTGCAGCAGAAAGTAGATATACCAGTGCCGGGGGCGATATGATTACCTTAGATTTAACCATATTGGGCGATCCTGAATTTATCAAACAAGATGATTTATTTTTAACCCCGGCAAACGCAGGCGATGATCCTAAATATGCAGGAAACAGCGGTAGTCTCAAAATGGACGAAAGTGAAATTTTCTGCTATGTGACATTTAGAACACCAACGGATTTTAATCAATCAACTGGGCTCTATGATTTAGACAGCTCAAACAAATATGCAGTCAGTGAGTTTAGTGGGTATTATCAAGTCAACACAGTCAGTAGCGAGTTCAAAAGCGGTAAATTTATACAGATACTGCACATGTATCGTGTTAAAAAACAAGAAGTAGTCAATAAGAGCAACACACAGGATCCTGCACCAGCAGACAATCAAAGAAATCAAGACACAACAAATATGCCAGCAGACAACCCAGCAGTATCAGCAGGCGATGTAGCCGCTCCAGTTGACACTCCACCGCCGCAAGAACAAACACCACCCGCAGCAGAGGCGGAAACACCAGCGCCTGAAGCACAACCACCAGCCGGTGAGTTGGTAGCCAGTGACGAAAATCCTTTTGCAGATCAAGAAGATCAAAATCTTGCCAAAGTTGCTGACACAGCGCCAACAGTATCTGTTGATGAAGCAACCAGCAGTGACGGCAACACAGTACCAGTTCAATCAATTGATGTTAAAGCTGCAACTGATGCAACTAATGCACAAGATGCTACGACTCAGATTACTGCACTGTCAAATGCCAACCTTGACTTACAAGTTCAAAATGCAATGCTGACTCAGCAAAATTCTATCTTGCAACAGCAGGGCAACCTTGAACAAGTGTTTGCTAATAAAGATATTATTGCAAAAAATCAAGCTACAGAAAAAGCCAACGCAGACAAAGCATTTGAGTTGGCTAGAAAATACAAACTTGACATAGCAACCGGAACAACAGTTACCGGCGACTCATACATCAAATTAGGATAATACATGGCACAGGATAAACTACACGGCACTAAAATATCAAAGGCCTATAATAGGGATGCGATCCCCGGGGTCAAATTTGATACTGCCACCATGTTGGGTATTGTTAAAGACAATATCAGTCCTGCTCGTGATGGACGTTTGCGTGTGTGGATTCCGGACATGGGCGGCGATGAAACTAATCCACTGTTCTGGCGTACAGTAAACTATGCCAGCCCTTACATGGGAACCACGTTTCAACCCAGTACTAGCCAAAACAACAATTTTACTGGAGTAGTACACAGCTACGGTATGTGGATGACTCCACCTGACATCGGCAACCAAGTACTGTGTACATTTGTCAATGGTGATCCAGATCGCGGATTTTGGTTTGCCTGTGTGTCGGGTGTGCTCAGTAACTGGATGACGCCAGCCATCGGGTCTAGTTCTAACGTAGATAAATCAACTGTTAGCCCAGACATTAAAGCCAGTATATTGCCCGATACCAATGTGCCGCCACAGGTGTTGCCCGTAGTTGAGTTTAACGAAAATATTGACGGTTCAATCAACAGTACATTCTACTCTAACAAAAAACCCATACACGAGTTTCAAGCCAACATCTTGTTCAAGCAGGGACTGGACAGAGATCCTACCAGAGGCGCTATCAGCAGCAGTGCTCAAAGAGAAACTCCTAGTCACGTATTTGGTATATCAACACCGGGTCGTGCTCTGACCAAAGATCCAGTGGATGATCCAGGTTATGCTGATAAAGTAAATGCTGGCGGCATTACAGCAGATCAATACAGTGTTCCTACACGCAAAGGTGGACACACATTTGTCATGGATGACGGTGATGTCAACGGCAAAGATCAGCTTATACGTCTACGCACAGCAGGTGGACATCAGATTTTGATGAATGATGATCAATCAACCATGTATGTGGCTCACAAAAATGGTACCAGCTGGATTGAAATTGATGACACTGGTATCAAAATGTACACCATTGGCGATTTCAGTGTACGCAGCGAGGGCAACTTTAACCTACATGCAGACAAAGATATCAATATTCAAAGCGGTGGTTCAATCAACATAGCTAGTGACACTGCTTTTACGGTAAACAGTAATGCAGTCAACATTGGTGGCAGCGATAGCCTATTGTTGTACGGTACTAAAACCAACATTGGCGGTGGACAGCTTACCATGAGTTCTGACGGTAAACTGACGGTCAGCAGCGGCGGCGCAATGACAGTAAGTGGTAGTACCATTGATATCAATGGTGGTAGCGGCGGCAACAGCGTCAGTATGCCAACTCTGGAAAAGAACAAACTAGCCGATACTACATTTGATGATCAGAAAACCAAACTGTGGTACAGTGTTCCGCAAAGTGTTGACAGTGTGGTCACGATACTTCCAAGCCACGAACCTTGGACACGTACTGGCGCAGCAGCGCCGCTGACAAAACAAGCAGGATCCAGTGTTTGTGCTCCGCCTGCAGGATCACCAACTGCTCCAGCAGCATATTCATTACCAGCACCCAACAGCAACAAAGCTGACAATGGTAAAGTTAAAGGTGTACCAACCCCATGGGCAACAGACACTGCTTTCATTGACAAAGTCAAGAGCGTGGCCACAGCAGTCAATGCCAACTATATTGATCTGTTGTGCTGTATGGCCAACGAGACCGGCGCCACGTTTGACCCAGGCATTGTCAACAGTATTGGTGCCACAGGACTGATTCAATTTATTCCCAACACAGCCAAAGGCCTTGGTACAACCACCGACGCATTGAAAGAGTTGAGTCGTGCGGATCAAATGGACTGGGTATTGAAGTTCTTCCAAAGTTTGGGCCTAAACAAGAAAGCACCTACTCCTAAATTACAAGACTTGTATTTGTGTATCTATTGGCCGGCAGCAGTTGGCAAACCTGATGACTTTATTGTCAACGCAGCGGACAGTAAGCAAGCACAGCAAAACAAAGGACTACAGGCAGCAGATGGCAGCATCACCTGTGCCAGCGTAGGTGCGGCAGCAGCAAAATGGTTGCCGCAGGTTCAACAGGCCCTGGCCAACGCTGGAGCAGCAAGTCAAACTCCCGCAGCACCGGCTGGCGCAATCTTAGACGGATCAGGTCATCCAATAACATCGGGGTCAGGACAAGCAGTTACTAGCGGCGCAGCAGCCAGCAAAGATGCAGGTATTGTTAACGCAACAGGACAAACTATAGTACAGCCAACTTGCCCTGCAGAGTACCTCAATAAGAGTACAACTTATGCACCTCCGGGCAACTTTGGTGCTACAAGTCCTAATCTAAATACCACACAGGCCAAGGCCATGATGGCAGAATTGGGCTACTTTGTTAGCCAGTTTAACTACAGCTATGTCAGCAAAGACTCCACACGCATTGGCAAGTACGGTATGGATGCACAGTTCTTGGCCGATGCTGGTTATATCAAACCAGATGCCATCAAGCAATACGGCACAGCAACCCTAAGCAAACCTGCCAGTTGGACAGGCAAAAACGGTATTCAAAGTCAAGACGATTTCTTTAGTAGTCCAGCACAACAAGATTCTATCATGTATACAGCATTCAGTACTTACTATACTGAATTGATCAGCAACAGCGGTATAACATCTGCAGATGATGTGTGTACCGCAGCAGGCATGATGTTTGTAGCTTACCAGATGCGTAGTAGTGCAACGGCCAAGACCTGGAGAGACAACGGCAGTGTATCTGATGCGCTTGGACAAGACGGTGCGGTCTATTACAACCATGGACGTTATGCCATTGACATATTAGCCGCAGGCGGCGCTGTCAGCAGCGTAGCCCAAACTGTTGGCCTAAGCGGACCAAATACATCAGGTGTCAATCCTGATGATGTGTTTACCTTTGCTACTTCGGGCACTGGTACTAGAGACCGCTTTGATCAACTCAGTGGCGAATTTAAAGATGCTGTACTCAAAATGGCGCGAGATTTTAAAACTAAAACAGGTGCTAAAATTGCAATCTCTAGTTCTTATAGAAGTCAAGCTGATCAGCAGGGATTGATTGATCGTTGGCATGCTGCCGGCGGGGGACCTAACAATCCCACAGCAGGTGGCATTACTACACCATCACTGAAAAAGAGCGCACATACTGAAGGTATGGCAATTGACAGTGGACAAATGGCGTTGGTTGCTAGAACTGTTGACCTAGCAACCTACGGACTACGTTGGGGCGGCTCGTTCAGTAAATCTGACCCTGTACACATACAATTATCAAACTTCCAATTACAATAAATACTAGACTATGGCAATTATCTACAAAGGTTTCAGCACCGTAAATCGCAGCAAAAAGTTTCGAGCCAGTGATATAGACTTGGTTAAACAAGACCTGTTGAATCATTTTGGCATACGCAAAGGCGAAAAACTCATGCAGCCAAACTTTGGCAGTCTAATATGGAGCCTAATGTTTGAGCCATTGTCTGACAGTGTTAACGATCTGATCATTAACGATGTAAAACAGATTGTGGGCTACGAGCCACGCCTAGGTCTGAGTAATATCACCATTACTTCGCAGGATCAAGGCATTCAAATTGTATTAGATCTAGTCTATATTCCCACCAATCAAACTACCAATTTGAGCATGACATTTGATGCCAATTCAAACCGTCTAACTACAAACGGTCCCTATTAATTAACTACGTAGATTTTGATTTTAATAAATACATAATAACGGATGTATTTAGATGTCAACAACTACACGTCAGACTAACTTACTGGTAAACCAAGACTGGACCCAGATTTACCAGACTTT